CGGTTGGGGTCGAGGCGGGTCTCCGAGATCGGCTTCGATTCGAGGCCGTACTGCGAGTCCCAGGCGTTGAGCGTCTTCGTGCCGCGCCGGCGGATCTCGATGTCCTTGCGCGTGAACCGTTCGGGCCAGGCGTTGCCGGCGCAGATGTCGAGCACCGCGTGCGGCGGCTTGTCGAAGACGATCTCCTGCCCGTCGACCTGGTAGTCGACGCCCTCCTCGAGCATGCGTGCGAACTTGCCGATGCCGGCGATGACGTAGAGACCGTCGGCGCCGGGCTTGAAGTCGAAGGCGTAACGCTTCTTCGAACTCGTGTCCTCGTAGCGCTTGACGTGTTCGAAGAGCGGGATCTTGAGCACGGCTGCACCGCCTTCGATCTTTTCGGCGTAGATCGAGTCATGAGTGTGAGGCGTGCCGATGAATGTCTTCTGCGCGCCGGGCACCGCAATATGGGTCGATTCCTCGATCTTCATGCGCAGGTTCGCCCGCGCCTCTGGCGTCTTGATGTTCTTCGGCACCTCGATGTCATCGAAGTCGACCGCATCCGCGCGCGCCCCGGTCGCGTTTGAATCGACGCCCACGGCTTCCATGCTGGCGTTGCGCGCGTCGGTGGCGCCCGTCACCCAGAAACGTTTTTGCCCTGGCTTCGGTGGCAGCATGCCGCCGCACAGCGGATGCCGGCGCAGGACGTTGATAGTGTCGCGAGTGAGTTTCGTCGACAGAGGACCGTCGGCCGCCCAAATGAGGTTCCGCAGTGTCGGGTCACGATATAGCTGCCAGGCCTTGAATACGGCGTAGATGGTCGACTTGGCGGCGCCGCGGAACACGAGGAGCACGCGCTCCGGATCCAGGCACGACTCCAGCCACAGGCAGATGCGGATGTGCAAATCTGGAACGACCCAGCGCTGTCGCTTCGCCCATATCAGGAAGAAGACGACGAAGGAAACCTTGTTAGTTGCTGCGGGCACGCGAGGTTTTCGCGATGCGCTTGAGGATTGCCTGCGCCTCGCGCTCGGCGGCGCTCACCTCGCGGTCAAGATCGGTTTCGCCGGCCGCGCCCGCGGGCAATTCTGCCGGCGGCCTCCCCGCGCGCTCGACCATGCCAGCGACGCTGTAGATCCGCATCAGCACCGAGAGTGTCGCGGCGCAGTTCTTCTTGCACCAGTAGCGGTCGCCGCGCTCCTCGCGCGTGAGCTCGGCTGGCTTCTTGCCGTTGCCAGTCCAGTTGTCGGGATCGGCCTCACCGATCACAGTGTCGGCAAGCTTTTCGGACAGTGCCTTCAGGCGGGCGTATTGCTCGTCGCGCACTATCGGCCCCGGATGAAGTGCCGCGCCCAGAGGCCGGCGCCGATGAGCGCCGCCACTGCGACGACGGCGACGAGCAGGCGTTCGATGTCGATGGGAAGGCCGAGGGCACGCACGCCGGAGATGCCAAGGAATCCGAGCACCGTGCCGACGGCGACGATGCTCAGCAGGAACAGATTCGCGAGGACCCACTCACGCACTAACTACTCTCCGGCGATGGCTCCGAGGTCAGGTGCGCGTTCTGGGACGGCGTCACCGGGCTGCCAGTAGTACTCCTGGCCGTATTCAGTCTGCGCGCGCTGGCGCATGCGACGCAAGTATCCGGGGGAAAAGTACTCTTGCAGCTGGTGGAAGATGAGGTGGTCGAGCACCGCCTTCGTGTACCAGAGATTGGCGCCAGGTAGATTGCCCTTCACGAATCTCAGCGCCTCGGCGCCGATGTGCGTGTCCTTGCCGGCGGCAGCTTCGAAGGCGTTGCCGCGCGTGAGCCGCTCGAGGTCGTTCACCGAGCTCGCAACAGGGCCCATCACATCCGCGACGGCGTTGCGCGTGCCGCCCGGTTGATCGGAGAAGAGAAAGTCGCCGTAGATGCCGAGGCTCCCTCCCTTGAGCATCGCCGCGATCCATGTACGGATTCCCTGCCAGCCCTCGGTCACGTCCATGTTGCGCGGGTCGCGCCCAGCCAGCACCTCGTTCACCTGAAGCGAGAGCGCGCCGAGTACGGTCGTCGCTGCCATGAGCGTTCCGAGGTATGCCGCCCGTCCGCCGCGGTTCGGCATCGACATGCCGCGATCCCAGTGCTTGGCGATCATTGCGAGCGGGAACGACTTGAACTGAAAGAACGAGCGCACGAGCTCGCCCTTAATGGTGCCGCGCTGCATGCCGGCGCCCATGAACGCGCGCTCTTTCGCTCCGGGCTCGATGACGGCGACGTCGGTCTCCTCGAGCACGATGCCGAGCAGTCGGGTTGCGGCGCGCTCGCGCAACTCCGTGGGGTTGGCCTTCGGGTCGATCTTGGCGAGCGTGGCATCGTCCACCCGGTAGATGGAATCTGGTGTGAGCATCGTGTCGTTACCGCTGCCCCAGTCCTCGAGCTGCGCCGCCTTCCACACCTTGAAGTCGGACTCGGTGATGCCGCGGGATTTCAGGAGGCGCTTGTCGGCGGCGTCGAGCGCGGTGAGTGTCGGATGTTCGCGTACCACCGAGCCGATCGAGCTCATGGCCGTGACGCCGAATGCGCGGCGGCGCGCCTCGGTCAGTGCCTGCAGGCCCGACGCGCGCAGCACCGTCGTCGAGAGCTTGCGCGCGAAGGAGGTGCCGAGGCCGTCTTCGCCGAAACGATTGAGTGATGAGATGAGCGTGTTGAGCGCGAGGCCCGCGCGGTTCGCGAGGCGCTCTTCCATCTTGTTCGCGGGGTTGAGCGCCGCGAGCTCGTTCCTGATGAGCTGCATCTCGGGGAGGTCGTTGATGTGCGCGGTCAGGTGCAGCGTTGCGTCGTCAGAAAACGAGGTGATGACGGCGCTGCCGAGCTTCGAGGCGCCGAGCCATGCGCGCAGCGTGTCGAAGGTCTCAGCCAGGCGCTTCGATGCGATGGGGAGCGTGCGGCCGGCGACGACGTTGTAGAGGTTCTCGGAATTGATGGCGGCGTTGTCGATCTTCCCCGAGCGCGTGGCGTCGGCGAGCTTGCCCTCCTTCACTGCGGTGTCGCGGAACTGGCGGAAGGCGTGGTCGGGGTTGGGCCCGAGCGTCTCGACGAGCGCGATGTCCTTGGCGATGCCTTCGATGTGGCGCACCAGGACCTCGTAGGGCGTGCGCTCGCCGAACTTCTGCTGGTAGTCGATGTAGCTGTCGGCATCCTTGAAGTGGATCGCACGCTCCTCGCTTCCGCGGTTCGCGCGCATCCCCGAGCCCTTGAACTGGCCCGGCTCCATCTTGTTCGCGCCGCCGGTCGCGATCGACTTCCATGCCTCGCGCAGGAACTCGTTGAGCTGGCCATCGCTCATGCGCGCGCCGTCTTCGTTCAGGTACGCGTCGCGATCGAGCCGTGGCAGCACGTCGGCAACCCAGGCATCGACGCCCGCCTTCGCGACTTTGATCTGGCTGTGGTGGTGCGGCATGCCCCAGTCGGCGAGTTTGCCGATGGCGCCGCCGGCGCGGTTGAACCGCTGACGCAGGCCCTCGGCGACTTGGTGCCAGAATTTCGCGCCGGCCTTCGCTTCCGGCACGCCCGAGTCCTCGCCGAAGATCTCCTGCACGAGGGCGCGGATGCCTTCCTTGTTTTCGAACAGGCCGAACCATTTAGGGTTCGACGCCGTGAGCGTGTCGAGCATCTGCCCGAGCGCGCGCGCTGCGATCGCCCTCGACTGCGTCTCGATGCTCTGGACGTTGGCCTTGCCGTCGGCATGGGCCGCAACCACCCGATCCAATGCATCGAGAGCATCGACGCCGCGAGCTTTCATGTCGGAGATGGCTGAGCCTACCCTCGACACCGCTGCGGCTTGTAGCGCCACGCGCTGCCGTTTCAGGTTCGCTTCGCCGACAATCTCCTCGGCTGCCACCTGGCCCGCTTCGAGGAGACGATCGGAGCGGGATTTCGCGAGCCACGCCTCGGGGTCGGTGCGGGCCATGATGCGCATGGCGCGCGCGACGCGTTGCTCGATGTCGGTGAGCTCGGCGGCTTTCAACTGGCGGCCCATCGCGCTGGCGACGGCCTTCACGCATTCAGCGCGCATCATTCACCTCGGGTTAGGAAACAGGAGACAGCGGCGGTGATGCCCTGCCCCAGGGTCTGGGCGTCTGCGACCTCGGCGTCGGCCGCGGCGAGTAGTTCGCGGGCGCTGCGCAGCTCGGGGTTGCCTTCGGCATCGAAGCCGCCCGTCGGGATCTTCACATCGGACTCGGCGAGGAGCTCGCGCGCCGCGGTCACGTGCGGATCCTCGGCAGCCGCTTCGGTCGCGGCGTCGTTGACGAAATCCTCGGTCGCGTTCTTCACGCTGTCGAGCTCATCGAGCGCGTAGCGGATGAACTCCTGCTGCTTGGCGCCGAATGGCTTGCCGTCGCGCACGCGATCGAGTGCGGCCATCGCGCTCTTCGCGCTGATGCCTTTGCCCTCGGCGGCGCCAGGCCGGTGCATCCACAGCGGCGAACCCACGTGCGAAGTGCGACCAGCGGCGTTGCCTTCGGTGTCGCGAATGAGTCGGCCACCACGCTCCTCGAGGCCGATCTGCCCGCGCAGCTGCTCGATGGCGGCGCGCGTGTCGGCGTCTGCCAGGCGCGTGTCGCTCGTGGCCGCTGTCTTCTGCGCCTTCAGCACCTGCTCGGGTTTGAAGGCGACGTAGTCGACGGGGCCGCCGAGATGGGTGGCATCGATCACGATGCCGTCGTGGCCCGCAGCCATGAGCTTCGCGCGAAACGCTGCGGCCTCGACGAGGGAGTCGAAGCCGGGCAGCTCGTCGACGGGAATGATCTTCGGGTTGCGAACGTCGAGGTGATGCTCGCTCACCTGGCCGTACTGCGCCGCACGATCGGCGGCGTTGGTGAAGAAGACGCCGAGCCCCGAGGACGGGTGCCCGGTGGCGTGGCCTAGCGCGCCTTCTGAGAAGTCTTGCGGGCTGAGCTCGCGCGAGGAGCCACGGAAGACGCGGAGAGGTTCGCCTCGCGGTCCGCCATCATTCGGATTCCCGGATTCTCCGGGTGTTCCTTCGCCAGCTGCGCGTACGTTTTCGACGCCTTGTATGTCGGATCGAAGGCCCTGGAATTGTTTGAGCTGCTCATCGGTGAGGACTCCTTCGGCAACATCATACCCGCCGGCCGCGGCATCGGGCTCCGATTTGACCGAAGCCGCCTCACGCTCGGCATCGAATGCGACCAGGTCCTCCGGCAGCGGCGCCGGGGTGCGCTCGGGACGCTCCCGGAACGAGGCCTGAGTCACATCCTCGGGCACAGAGACCGGCTCGCCCTTGAGAACTTGCTCGGTCGCGGTGTCCATGGCGCGCAGGTGCGCAGCGTCAGCCGTCACGTTCTCAGGGATGCCGGGCGCGGTGTCGGCTTGGTAGTGCTTGGCGTTGTTCGCGGCGGCGGCGGCCGAACGCTGCTGCGGCGATGCCAGGTGATGCGTGGCGCCGAAGGCGAGACCGGTCAGAAGGTCGACGGCGCGCGCTTCCACGTCGGCCGGGTCGTAGTTCTGCGCGAGTTCCTCGTATCCGCGGGACTGAAGCGTCGCGCGCTCGGCGGCCGTGACGCCAGCGTTGACGACGGTGTTGCCGATGGCACCGCTCACCATGCGCTGCGTGAGCGTGTTGCCGACGATGGGGATCTTGAAGCCCGCGTAGGTGCCGGCGCCCGCGAAGGCGGCGTTGATGCCCGCGGTCTTCGCATCGACGCCGGCATCGATCTGGGCCTTGCCTTCGGCGAGCGTCGTCGAGCCGACGAGCAGCGCCGGGTTTCGCGTCACCACGAGTGGCATCACCATTTCAGAGAATCCGCCGAGCACGCGGCCGGCGGTGCCGACGGTGCGCGGGTCGGGGGTCCAGTAGTCGAGCGCCTTGCGCCGTGCATCCTCGCGCGCCGCCTCGCGAAACTCGCTCATCTGCTCGGCGGGGATTTGCTGCGCCTCGTAGTACGAGCTCGCGTCCTCTTCCGTGTAGATGTCGGGCGCGACATCGCCCTGCGGCAGCACCGTGTCCATGAAGTCGAGCATCTTCACGGTGCCGCGGAGAAAGCCCTCGCCGCTCGCCTTCAGGCTGCCCGCGAAGAATCCCGGCGCATCCGGCGCCGGCGGCACGTAACTCGCCTTCTGCTCGGCGACGCGCTGCTCCCAGCCCGCAGGGTCGAGCTCGCCGAGATAACTCACTGCGGCGTCCGCTTGATGAAGCCGCGCGCGTCGCGTGCGTCGGGTGGCCGGATGTCGATGAGCACCGGGTTGCCGCGGCCGTCGTACAGCCACTGCCCGGCGCGCGTGAGCACGTACACGCCATCGGTGGGGCCG